ATTCGGCACTTTCAAGTAACAGTACTTAATCTTCTCACCCTGATTAATAATCTCATACTTGTTCAGAAGATCCAGCTTTCTAATCCAATGATTATATAGTAACGATCCTCTTACATGAATAGGAGTAGCCTTAGCATAGATCGTCTCTCGATGGGCCCACTTATTCATATCAGACAAGCCTCTAGGAAACGATACCTGCTCAGGACCTAACTTACAGAACTCCTTTCTAAAGTCAGCAATAAACTTCTGAGTCTCAGCTTCACCACCATTGATAATAACGCTAAAGATCTCTTTCAGTTTATCTCTACATACTTGAGGGGTTGATGACTTCACAGCCTCAATACCCATCACCTTAAGTTTGGGTTCTGTGTACTGAACACCTTCGTTATTATGAACATTGAGAATATATCTCTTCTTAGCAGTCCAGATACCTCGATCGGCAATAGCCTCCCGTTTCATTACCATTCGATTTTCTACTGAGTTCATTAACACATGAAGCTCGGCGTAAGCTTTCTCAAGCACCTTCTCTAGATGCTCTTCGCAGAACTTATCTAAAAACTTAACTGCATCTTTAGGTTCAAACTTATCAACAAGGCCTTGCATACGAATATACAATGAATCCGTATCAATAGCAATTACATAGTCGTCGTCAACAGTATTTAAGATCTTATTCATCTCTCTGTTGATAGCCCTTTCGGCCCAGCGAATAGATAGCTGGCCGGTCGTCGTAATAGCTTCAGCGATTCTATAATCAAAGTATCTAAAGTAATTGTTACCAAGAGCTCCATACAAGGAGTTCATTAGAATCTTGATTGCCATCTGTTGGTTCTCGAGGGTAGCAATCTCGTTCTCCAGCTTCTTGGAGGGACTACTCTCATACTCTTGTTTAGCTGAAAGCATGCGCTCTTTAATATCGACTCGCTCCTGATAGTACTGTCGGATAACATCTGGAATGATTCCTGGTTTATCGCTCCGGAAGCGTATGCCCGAAGCAGCAAGAGTTGAGTCAATTGAATTTGTTCCCGCTGTTCCGGCAAGGAGTTTATCCACGTCAACATCTGGTACTTTACCCTCTATGATAGTTTCTGGAGACATATTATACTGAACAATAATATTAGGATACAGAGAGTTCAAGTCAAATGAGCAGACCCAATCGTGCATACCTACTTGAGGTTCTTTTACATACGCACCAGGATATGGATGCTTAATCTTATCTTCGCGAGGAGGTACTGCAATACGTTTCTTATTTAGGATTCTATAGATGATCGCATCCCAGATAGAAGTAGTACCAAACGTTTCCGAATAGTTTACTCTACGTATACCCAAATTTCCTAAAGAGATCATAATAGTCTAACTGCTGTATACCAAGCATTTCGTATGCGATATTAGTACGTCCAGCAATCACAATATCTTTACGATCTACAATACCCCAAGGTGAGAACTTCTTAGTATGATCTCTTCCTATCATATTATAGACACGATTAACAAGATACGGTATATCGAATAGTCTAGAGTTCCAACCAGTTACGATATCAGGACAAGTCCTATCATCATTCCAAAAGTCAAGGAATCTAAGAAGTAAGTCCACTTCATCAGTACACTTAACATAAAGCCTTCGTCAGATGCAACCTCAATATCGATCGTAGTAACGTTAACTTTATCTCTTTGAAATTTGACATCGTCAGGAAACTTATCAGCGATGTACTGAGTGACATAGTTAGTCATTCCGTAAACAGGATGATTTTCTACATGTTGATATTGCTTGAGATAGTCTCCAGCATCTCTCATAGAATCTCTAACCACTGGAGCAACAAAGCCTCCATCTAGAGACTTCCATCCAGTATCTTCTGTAGAGGGTACAAATAGGGTAGGTTCGTAAGGTATACGGCGAGCTACTTTCTCACCACCTTCGAACCCGCGATATAAGATATGATTGCCATATCTATTAACTGAAGTATAAAATTTCATAATCTAATTATAGTCGCTCCTATTTTATAAAGCCACCGATTCTTCCATGAATATCCGGATAATCGACATATGAATAATCATCAGGGGGAATAGTATCCTGACCTTCCCATACAGGTATAAATTCCGTATTATTAAATTGAAAATCTGGATTCTGTCTCAAGTGGATTTCAATTATTTTACCACCGATCATTTCAACGTTCAACCATTCATAGCAAAGAGAATAGTATCTTAAGAAATCTGGTATTGGTATCTCTATATCTTTTTTAATCCATTTGTCCCACCTTTGTAGAGTATCTTTAGACTTAATACCTTCAACGACTAGCTTACATGAAGTTTTATAATAGTCTATAGAGAGATGAGGGCCTTCGAATATTTCACACCAAAAATATCCAGGAGGTAAATGATCAGTAGAACCCTCTATGTATTCAATACTAGCTCCTAGACCTAAACCAATAAAGGATACAGCAGGTCTAACGATGTAGTAATGCGGCTGAGGCACAGATGAACCAACAGGTCCACAAAGATATCCTAACTTAGAAGATAAAATAAGCTTATCATATAACCACAAATGGTCAGGATTAATTTTACTAAACTCTGTATCCATCAGCCCTTCATTATTTTTTAAGTACCAACTCTAACTGATCCTTCTCGCATTTAATCTGCGAGCTTTATCCCATTACGCGTTTTCTTCTTTATATGCGTCAAGAGTTTTCTTAAACTTGTTGGCATGAGACCTTTCTGCTTTTGCAAGTGTCTCAAACCAGTCAGCTACTTCATCGAACCCTTCATCGCGAGCAGTTTTAGCCATTCCCGGATACATATCTGTGTACTCATGAGTTTCACCAGCAATTGCCGACTCAAGCGCCTCTTCGACGGTCTTAGCTGGAAGACCAGTCTCGGGGTCGCCTGCACCTCCATCGATCAAATATTCCATATGACCGTGTGCATGACCTGTTTCCCCTTCGGCAGTATTACGGAATACATTTGCCACGTCGGGCGCGCCTTGTACATCTGCTTCATTTGCGAAATACAAATAACGTCTATTAGCTTTTGATTCACCAGCAAATGCATCTTTTAATGCTTGTTCAGTTTTTGTGCCTTTAATATTCATAGTTGTCCTTATAATATATTTGTAAGTTAAGCGTTAATTCCTTCACTATACTGTGTCTTCCCATCTACGCGTGAAGCTGTTAAAATAGACTTTCGGTTATCACCGTCTGCTTTATATGAAACGTGAACCCAACCACTATCAGGAATGCCAGGAGTATAGAACTCAAGAATAAGCTGGTCAAAGTCGAGGTTGTCACGAATCCACTCGGCAATGGCTGCATCTAGGTGCTCTCCTGCAGGTGTATTATCAATACCTTTTCGTTCTGCTGTCTGTGACTTAGTAAACTCAGCCATCGAAAAATTTTTAGATAGTTTCATTTATTTCTCCTATAAAAAAGGGGTAGTTGTCTACCCCTCTATTTATTAGTCTTTTTTAGAGACAAAAGAGTACATCTCTTTTGCTTTCTCCATTAACTCTTCCATTGAGTACATCTTGTATACATCTTGAACTTCTTCAAGAGTCTTCTTTCCGGTTTCCAATGCTTTTTCTGCAAAGTTAACATTCATATGGTACTGTTGATCCATATAGTCTTTTGCTAACTGAAGCATTTCAGTACGGATTTCAAATGGATTTTTGTTCGACATAATAGTCTCCTCTTCTGTGTGTGTATGCGTCTAATATAGACCTATATTTTGCATGTGCATCACCAAACGTTGTTAATAACGTTATCATAGCAACGAACAATAAATTGTTCTACATGCCTCCTTTAGCTTTCCAGAGAATAGGATTTGCGACCTCTCCTCTGTCAAGCCGTTTTTGTCTCTGCTCTAGATCTACCAGATCCTTAGCTTGTGACAAATACTCTTCTTCCCAGCGCTGCCGAGAATCCTTCTTAAAGAAGGTTTTTATCTTTGAGCGTAAGTTCACCAATTCTCCCCTCTTGTATCAAATGAAAGATGTAGCTAAATTCTTCATTAGGATATTCTCTATGAATAACTCTTGCAGCTTCGAATTGCGCTTTAGTTAAGCGAGCTTCTCCGATTGCATTAAAGAACCATACTACTGGGCTTACTACTCTACTCAGTACCTTCTTCAGAGAGAAGGTTGGATTGCGCATTTCTGACAATCTTGTTGCTTGTGTTGTCATGTGTGACTCCTCGCGATTTTGAATTAATTTCGATAGTGCGAGGACGCATCTCTTCTGGGACGACGACTTCTAATTGAATAGCAAGTATGCCGTCTGTAAGATCTGCTCCGTTTACTTGTACATATTCTGACAAACGGAATGTTTTAGCAAACTTCTTAGTAGAGATACTTTTATGAATGTACTCCCTACCTCGATTTTCATGGTTTCCTCGTACCGTTAATGAACGATCCTTAACCTCAATTTCTAATTCATTATCAGCAAAACCAGCAACAGCTAACTCAATTAAGTAGTTAGTATCATCGACTTTTACGATATTATGAGGTGGATAGTTATCGTTAGCATGTCTTGCTACACGATCAAGCTCATCAAATAAATGATCGAAGCCTACGAAGGCAGAACGAGGGAATAGTTGATTTACATTGCTTACTGTCATAATTGACCTCCTAATTAAAGCAAGGTTATGTAAGACCCGGACCATCCGGCATCTACTATTATTTATAGTATCTTTTAGAGTAAAAGGCAACTTTTTTAGATATATGTGCAGGGGTCAGTTGGACCTTCGACTCCGAACGAAAAACCAACTCTAGGTTCAGTAGTAACTACTTGATGATATGTACCTCTAGGAATCCACATCATATCTCCTGGTCTTAATGTTCTAGAAAAGCAAGAGCGCTCAGCTGAGGGTGTTTTCTTTTTATCCATATCAATATTATATCTTGACCCATCTTTATGAGGATAAACTTTCCAAGTAATGGTATTTTTTACTTGAAGATAAAGCACATCCATCCCATCTTTATGTACCGGAAGAGATCCACTGTCACTTATTATACCAGAAAAAATATGACAGGATACTGAATTGTTAATAAAAAACTTATTCATAAGATGTAAGATGTGTTTTGCAAACTGAGGTCGCGAACGAGCACTTTCAATATTGGTCACTATAACTCTACCGTGCTTGTTTATTGTACTTTTTTTAGCTCTGGGAAAGTTTTCATCTATAATATGAATATAATCATCCCAAGTAAAGCTTACATCACCATCATAGCGTAGGGGAGTCCACTGCTTATCTCTAATATGATCAGCAATAGCCTCAAACATTACCGATTACCGATATTGTACTTAGGACACAGCTCCCATTCATTCTTACTCTTAAATGGAATAATTTTTATCTGTCTAATAGGAGCACAATTAGATGTTTTATCTTTAGATACAATTTCTAGAAGGCCCCAATCACTCATAAGAGTAGCAATCGTGTTTCTCCTAGCAAGATCGTTATCATCAAGATTAGCTTTCTTTCCATCTAACATAAACAGTTCTTTAAAGTGAACTATAAAGTATCTGCCTTGCTTATGAAGGATATGACAAGACTGATATAGCTTTCTGTCTTTACGAGACGCTACGCCAATACGAGTCAAAGTTTCTTTTATCTTTAAAAAATCATCTGGTTCATTAAGATTGATCTCTAACATATCGTTAGGAGACCATTCCAGTATATTAGCTTCTACCACCTCGATTTACCTTTTTTCTTATTAGCTCGATTTGCTGTGGTGAGAGAAGAGATAGTGCTTGACGGGCTTTTTCATTACTATACCCATAATACTCTTTTACTACTTCAATATCACTCACAACGTCTGGTTTAATCCATTTAGAAAACCTTTTACGTTTACGAGTAATATTTATAAGAAAATGATATTGTAGTTTATTATCGAGATGATGATAACGATTCATCTCGTTAGCGAGTAATACAGTGTCTTGAAAATAAGATAAAGAACGATTAATCAGAAAAGCATTATATCCAGCTTCTTTGATATCATCGTTCATAATATCTTCTTTAGTATGATTAATTGAGTTTAGATAATCAAATGGGTTCATACGAATTCTACCGATCCCATTATCTCTGTCATACAAGCTACAATATTAAGTTCATGGTCGGCAACAAAGGCATTCTTATATTGATAGTCTGCTAATAATAATACTAAACCAGGTATACTCTCTGGTTTAACTTTATCCATCATTCTATCGTATATACCTCTGAAGATAGCTGATGCATCCGTATCTACATTATTAACAACCCAAGAACGCATTTTCTTAAAGTTCTTATCTTTTAAGCAAGCGAATAAATCGTTAAAGTTATCTGCTGCTAGATCCTTTGCATTAAGATTACAGACACCAGAAATACTAGCGCGCTGGCACTCATTAATAACCCGTCTCCAGTCTGGAGCATGCTTAACAATCAACTCTGCTACAGCTGTCTTATCGTATTGAACACCTTCTGTATCAAGAATATGCTCCATTCTCTTCATAAAAGATCCAGCTAATCTAGCCATCTCTTTCTTAGTAGTGTTAAATTCATACACACCACAACGAGAATGTAACGGTTCAATAATTCTATTCTTAAAGTTACAGGTCAGAAGAAAACGACAGTTGTTAGCAAACTCCTCAATGAACCCTCTGAGAGCTGGCTGTGTTGATTGTGGATTAAGATAATCTGCCTCGTCAAGTATGACAACTTTGTATCCTCCAGTTAAAGAAACACTAGAAGCAAATTGCTTAATTTTGCCTCGTAGAGTATCTATATTACCTTCTTCGGATCCGTTAAT